TCTGCTGGCGCTGGTATGTTGAGTGGTGTTGGCGGCGAAGCGGCGGCTCAAGGTGCGGAGTTAATGGGTGGAGGCAAGACCGAGCAGGAGTTAGCCCGTCTAGGAGCAGAGGTTATAGTTCCAGAGTCAGGGCGTTTTCTTGGCCGTATGGTTGGCCGTATGGCACCTACCGGCTATGTACAAGACGCATCAACCGCTGCTCGATCTGTACTTATGCCTAGCAGTTCTGCTGAATCTATTGCAAGACAATCAGCGGCTCAACGATTGCAAGGTAAGTTGCGTGGAGGTAGAGATGTCGCAGATGTAGGCGCTCAGACTCGCGTATACGATCAAGCAAGGCAAAACATTATTGCGCAGCAACAGAAACTGCAAGCGGATTTTCAAAGTGCCGCAAGCAATGCAAACAACGTAGCGCAGCAAATCAAGAGTGCTGCAGAGCAACAAGTTGGGCGTTTGCAAAGCCAGTTTGAAGCGGCGATGATCAAGTTAGAAAAGGCGCAGCAAGAAAGTTCTGATTTGGCGCTTGCTAATGCTCAGAATGAAGCAAATCGCATCTTGGCAGAGGCTCGCAATCAAGAGCCTATGTTGCGTCAGGCCGCACAGAAACGCGCAGATGAAATCATTAGCCAAGGCCAAAAAGATGCTGAACTTATTTTTAATGAAGCTAAACAAACTGCCGCTAGATTGCGTGAGGTTGCTAGCCGTGCAAGGCAGACTGGCGAGCAGCGTGTTACGCAAGCCAGAGGTGGTCTAAGTCAGGTTGGTCAGCCTGCTAACGTCGCTGATATTGGCGCGGAAGCTAGGAGTCTTATTGATACGCGCTTGCAGACTTTGCGAACGCAGAGACAAGCAGCGGCAGATGCAAACATGGGTGGTGCATTTGCAGAAGCAGAGGCTAAAGAAAAGGCTGGCTCAAGAATCAAACAGACCACAGCCTTTAAGTCAGGTGTAGAACTTATAAATGACATCTTGCGCAACCCTGATACCAAGATGTCTAACGTCAACCTGCTGCAGATACGCGATCAGTTAAATCGTGTGAAGAGCGCCATCACTGGTCGCACAGTGGCTGAAGATGGCAGCGTAGTAGATCGTGAGGTTAGCTTTAGATCGCTTGAGTATCTGCGTCGATTCCTTGGTGATCGTGCCGCTGGCCTGCCTGCTGAAGGCTTTGATGCTATTGGTCAGCAACAAGCTGGCAAACTTAAAGAGATTGTTGAAAACATTCAGCGTGAGTTTGTGCCAGGCTTTGGTAAAGCCTTAGATCAGTACAAGGTAGATAGCCAGCCTATAAGCCAGTTTAAGAGCAAGTTTGGCAAGGCTCTTACTGGCCGTGAAGACTATGATTTCAGTAAGTTTTCTACTTTTGCAGCAGATTTGCCTGCACAAATCTTTAAGAACAGAGATACGGTAGACGAAGCAATTGCACTTTCTGGCGGTAATGCGCAGCAACTGGAGCAACTTGCTAGACAGTTTGTTTCTGATCAAATTCAGCAAAAGAACGGCAAGCAGATTGCAGATTTTCTTTTTGAGAATCGAGGCTGGCTTGAACGCTTTCCAAAACTTCGTCAAGACATCAATACTTTTGCTAGCACTCTTGGTACAGCGGAATCTGTTGCAAGTCGCAGGGAAAGATTGGCATCAGCATTGGGAACACAAATAGGTAGTTTGCGTAAAACTGCTGCAAAAGAAGTAAAAGATGTCAGAGAAAAAGCGCAAGAACTGGCTGGGCAACAAGTCCCTCAGGCTGAAAAAGAAGCTGGTTTGGCTTTAGAGGCTGCAAAAAAATTAGCTGCTAGTAGATTAGAAGTTGGTAATACTGAAGCGCAAAAACTTGCAGATGCACTTGAAGCGAAACGGGTAGCAAGTGCAAGCAAGATTGAAGGCAAGAGCAAAGAAATTATGTCTGAGGCTGAGAAACGCGCTAAAGCTGCAATACCAGAAGCTGCAGCGACGCCAGAAGAAGCATTGCAAAGCGTGCTTGGAAGTAAAAATCCTGCTCAAGCTATTGAGTCTATATTGACAGGTTCAAAGTCTATTGAAGAAACTCGCAGGCTTGCGTCTTACTTAGGCACTGATCGACGTACTAAGCAAGACTTCTTGAGCGCCCTCGAAATGTCTTTGTCTCGCGTCGCCCCAGAAAAACTCAAAGATGTGTTTGAGCGTAATGTCATACCGGCACTTGAAGGTTCTGCATTAGTAAGCGCTAAAGAGATTGATCAACTGCGCAGACAAGTGCAAGTTATTAACCGTGTTGTTGATCCTGACCGCCGTGTTGAAGCGGCTGCTCGCATCTTTAGAGCCATTGCCGCCGGTTCTGCTGGTGGTATTGCAGCGCAGCCTCTAGGTTCATTGTTAGGAGGTGGGAATGCCCCTTAAGAAAGGTAGCAGCCAAAAGACTATTTCCGGCAACATCGGAGAGATGGTGCGTAAATTCAAAGATAGTGGCAAGATTGGCACAAACCGTCCTGCTAGTAAAAGAGCGGCAGTCAAGCAGGCTGCTGCAATAGCCTATTCCACAGCGCGTAAAACCAAGAGAGGTATGCGATGAACTACGATGGCATGATGAAAGCTGAAGGTAATAAAGAGATGAAGCGTCAGGAAGCGCAAGCCGCTGAAGCAGGGCGCAATGAGGTTGCAGGTTCGCTTGCAGCACAACGTGCGCTTGGCCGCCAGCCTATGAACAAGATGCCTGAGCGTCAGCCCAAGCGTCGCATGATGCGGTGAAGCGCAAGCAATCGGGCATAAACCCTGACTTAGAGGCTGCGATAAGCAAACTCTTGGCTGAAGTCATGGCAGACCCTGAAGCAAGCCTTACAGACAAGTCAAAGATTATTGATCGAGCATTGAAGTTAGAAGCTATTCGCCTGAAAGCTAGTGATGCTGACTGGGGAAGAGGTTTCATGGATGAAGACGAAGATGAAGATAGTTAAGGTAGACTAGATAACCTTAATTAACCCCATGAGGCTGAACATGGATTCTAATCTTCTGTTGAAGGTAGTACGCATTAGTTTGAAGTTAGTGGTGGCGAGGGTGTTGACAATCTTGGCGTTGTCGATGACTTTTGCCTTAGCTTGCTGGACAATGTGGGGGCCGAGTTATGAGCGGATCGCCGCATTGCTTATCTTTGCCATCACAGTGTTTTTACCATCCTTGATGAAGGAAACAAAGCATGATGACGATGACGAAAGTAGTGAGCAAACAGGTGGTGCCAAAGCCTAGCCAAGGCACGACCAAGCAGGTCAACCCTAACTTCCAGCCTAAGTTCACCAATGGTGCACCATGCTATGGCACCATGACTGCAGCGCAGCAATGGGGGAGCAAGAATGGCAACCGTTAATCCTTTTGAGCCTGGTGGCAAGACGGTTCAGATTCTTGCTACGACAACCTCTCAAGTTGTAGCTTTAACACCAGACACGATATGCAACCAATTGCTGGTTACAAGCCATGAGAATTCAGGCTCTGGCAAGCCCGTGTACTTTCGGATGTCAACCACTGACCCCGCATTAACGGTGACAACGCCTACTGCAACAGCGGAGTACGCTTTGGTTGCCATTCAAGATGACATCAGGACGTACACCATTCCTGGTCAATGCAGTCCGACTCAGCCGCTTTACATTGCTGCAATCACTGAGTCAGGTACAGCAGAGGCTTACTTCACAGCAGGCAACGGGAAGTCATAACATGGAAGTGTCGATGTCAGTAGTCATACAAGCCCTGATTGGTGCTGCTGCTGGTGCTTTTGGTGCTTATGTGGCTATTCGTTCAGACCTGGCAGAACTCAAGGCTAAGGTTGAGCACTTGCACATGACAGCCGACAAAGCGCATACACGCATTGATCAGATTTTGAACAAGTAATGTTTGACCTACTTTCAGGTGGTTTGCTTGGCAGTATCTTTGGTGGTTTGTTCCGGCTTGCACCAGAGGTTCTAAAGTTCCTCGATAAGAAGAACGAACGCCAGCATGAACTGAACATGTTTCAGTTGCAGACCGATCTTGAGAAGATGCGCGGCACTTTTAAGATGGAGGAAAAGTATGTGGACTACAGTGTTCAGCAACTTGACACCATCAAAGCGGCCTTTGAGGAACAGAGTCAAACGGCTCAAGCAGCGGGTTGGTTTGTGGCTGGCATCTCAGCGCTGGTTCGTCCAGGCATTACTTGGGCTATCTTTGGCATGTATGCGGCAGTCAAGGCGGCTTCGCTTGTACTCGCGTTTCAAAGCAATGCACCGTGGCATGAAGTGATTGTGAAGTGTTGGGATGAAGATGACTTCGGACTCTTCACCATGATTCTCACATTCTGGTTTGTTGGCCGCAGCATAGAGAAGTACAAGTGAATGAAGCGATTGAGCTTGCCATCAACGTACTCATCAAGCCCTTTGAAGGTTATGCTAAACGCCTTCCTAACGGCGATTGCTGTGCTTATCCTGACCCCGGTACTGGCGCTGACCCTTGGACTATTGGTTATGGTGCTACTGGTCGTGATATTAGGCAATACACTGTCTGGACAAAAGAACAGGCTGAGACTGCCCTTCAGGAGCATGTCAGGCACTTCGTATCCGGATTGGTAAGACTCTCACCACGGCTTGTTTCTGCAAGCCCTAGACGTATTGCTGCAGTCATCAGTTGGGCGTATAACTGTGGGCTAGGCAACTACAGAATCTCGACCTTCAAGAAACGTATCGATGCCAATGACTGGGAAGGCGCAGCAGTGGAGTGCCGCAAGTGGAACAAGGCTGCTGGCCGAGTGCTGCCAGGACTGACCAGGCGTCGACAAGCTGAAGCATTGATGATGAGGTAAGCATGGCAAACCCGATTGCAAAGACAACGCGTGGTAAGGGTAGGCACTTTCAGTCAGTAGCTGAAGGTGGTGGCATGACAGAGGCCGGTAGGAAGGCTTATAACAGGGCTACAGGCTCCAATCTGCAAGCGCCTGCACCTAACCCTTCAACGCCAAGAGAAAAGGCCAGGAAGAAGAGTTTCTGTGCCCGATCAAGATTATGGTCTGGCCCAAGAGGTAAGGCCGCTCGAAGACGCTGGAGGTGTTAGATGAAACCAGGTTTATACGCAAACATTCATGCTAAACGTGCTCGCATTGCAGCAGGCTCTGGCGAGAGAATGAGGAAGGCAGGTAGTAAAGGCTCCCCCACCGCCAAGAATTTTCGAGAATCCGCAAAGACTGCCAAAAGAAAACCCCGTCGGTGATGACGGGGTAAAAGCTCGTCGGGAAGAGCACAACTCAGAGGAGACAACAGGTGAGGCTATCTGCTCGCTTGCCTCAAGCGCTTAACCTACTGGCAGATTCAGCGGAGTTCACAATTCATTCTGCATGAGCGTGATCGCATCGTCAAGCCTAAAGATCACTAGACTCTCCTTGCCATCAGCCCTGCAAATCACTACAGGCACCTTCTCACCCTTGGATGAGACTTTGGCCTGTTCCATCCATTCGTAGAGAGCAATCTTC